AATTTTCTCGCTTTGTTGATTTGATGGATTTGGATATTGATCCGGCAGACATGGACGAAGAAGACAAGAAAGGCTTTGATCAACAATACCGTCGCATCATTCAGGCCATTCAAACCGGGGCATTAATTGTTAATGATAATGGGGAGCCTATCTTTACGCCGCAACGATCTGAAGAGTCAAAACCCATTACGTTCCATGAGCCAACGGGTGCGTCGCTAATGGCGATGGACAGAAAAAAGAAATCAGAAGATATTGCCAAGCTTTACGCAACGATGGCCGACATGACAAAGACCCATATTAGTACTTTTAGTAAAATGAAAATGTCGGATTTAAAAGTTTGCATGGCGGTAACAACGCTTTTTTTGGGCTAGTGCGAACGCCATTAGTTCGCCACGGGCAAGATTTTAAACACAGTAAAAGACAGCACCAGTATCAATCGGTTTATACCGAGATGTTATTACAGACATGCCGTGACTATACCGGGTTACCCGATGTCAGAACGTTAACAGCACACGAAATACGGTTTTTTTATGAAGGGTTGCGCGGTGAATTAAAACAACACACCAAGCCGAACTAAATTAAGGTAGTTAAAGGGGTCGATGTGGCAAGCAGATTCTCAGTTGAGGCCGTTTTTAAAGCCGTTGATCGAATCACGGCACCGGTGACACGGATGCAAAACCGTATAGGCAAGATGACGCGCAGTATGCGACGGGGTTTACGTTCTGCTAACCGGGCTTTGGATAAAGTGATAGGCGGCTTTCGGCGTGGGGTTGGAACAGTAGCCAAATTTGGCGGTGCAATCTTTGCCGCTGTGGGTATTGCCGCTGTTGCCGCGATTAATAAAGTTGCCGACGCCGCTGACAATCTAGCCAAACGTGCAAGACGCCTTGAATTCCCAATTGAAGAGCTTCAGGAATGGCAATTCGTCGCCGAACAAAGTGGTATCGCGTCAGACCAGTTCGATAAATCCATTGAAAAATTTACCAAGTCAGTCGGTGAAGCGAAAGCCGGAACCGGCCAACTTGTCACCATTCTAAAAAAAGCCAATCCTGCCTTACTTGAGCAAATCCAAGGTGCCAACGGTGCCAGTGAAGCATTCGATATCTATTTAAAAGCCTTAAGAGAAACCAAAGACCAGACCGTGAAAACGGCACTGGCTACCGCCGCATTTGGTCGAACCGGTGCGAAGTTTTTAAACATAACCGAACAAAGCACAAAAGCCATTAAAGCCCTACGGTTAGAGCAACGTCAAAACGGCGTGATGACCGCCAAACAAGCGGCCAATGCAGAGGCTTATAATGATGCAGTTAATAGCCTTAAGCGTTCCCTTGGCGGTTTACTGCAAAATATTATTTTACCGATGTTACCTAAATTAACTGAGACAGTCCGAGTCTGGCGTGAATGGATTGTCACGAATAAAGACATGATTCGTCTACGCGTCATGGCGTTTTTAACGGGCGTGAAAGAGACACTTAGAAAGTTGATTGATATCTTTAGTACGTTTAATGCTAAATATAACTTGCCTGAGTTATTTAAAAAAGGGGTCGAAGCGGCAATCCAGTTCACCCGTTTTCTGGCGGGAAATGGGGCTATGATTTTGAAAATAATTGCTGGCGTACTTGCGTTATCCATTGCATTGAAAACATTATCCGTCGTCATGGCCGCTATTGGTTTGATTGCAAAGGCGAATCCGATAGGGATATTGGTCACATTATTGGTTGGACTTGCCGCATTAATTATCAAAAACTGGATACCAATAAAAACATTTTTTATTGATTTGTGGGCTGGAATAGTGACTATTTTTGATAATTCTATTACTGCTATTCTTGATGTGGTTGATCAAATAATAGCCGGTGTCTCTACTGTTACCGGTGCAGTTAGTGCCGTTGCAGGATTGTTTGGGTTTGGTGATGATGACAAAGGCGATATTAATTTCAACAAAGAAAAAAATAATAACCAACAGACACAAGCTGAAAATAGCCCGCAAATCATTAGCCCACAAGCACGAATCGCCAAAAGTATCAACGAAACTACTACCACCAATAAGAGTGAGGTAACGATCAAGGATGAGACGGGACGGGCTAAAGTTACGAGCGGTAAACTCGGTGGCGGCTTATCATTGCAAGCCACGGGTGCATTTTAAATGTCGTGGAATGACCGTCTACGGGAAGCGGCCTACACCTCACCATCCGGCGAGCGCATCACGTTTACTTATGAAAATGTCAGTCAGCAAGTCGATAAAAAAACCACAGGCTTTACGTTCCCTGATGCCGACGGTACGTTTGTACAAGACTTTGGCCGTAGTGGCAGGCGTTATCCTTTACGCGTTATATTTTGGGGTAATGATTATGATCAAGAAGCCGAACTGTTTGAAGCGGCATTACTCATACGCGGTACGGGTAAATTAGATCACCCAATATATGGTGTCATTGATGTTGTGCCTTTTGGCACCATTACACGCCGTGATGATTTAAAGACAGCCGCTAACCAGTCTATTATTGAAGTCACTTTTTGGGAGACTATCGGGCTTGTCTATCCCGCCTCACAAAACGATCCGGCCAGCGATGTGCTGGAATCTGTCGAGGAATATAATGATGTTGCCGCCAGCGAATTTGAAGAGGTCACCGATATTGATAGTGCGGTCGAGCAGGCCAGCTTTAAAAATGATTACCAGGCATTATTAAACAGCGCACAAAGTGGGTTGCAGACGATTGCCGACGTGCAGGAAGATGTCAGTAAACAATTTAACGCCATTGTTGATTCGGTCAATAACGGTATCGATATACTGGTACAACAGCCTCTCACGTTAGCGTTTCAAACCACTTTATTAATTCAAGCGCCAGCGCGAGCATTGACCAGTATCCGGGCGCGACTTAATGCCTATCGTGATTTAGCCACGGCAATCATTAGCGGTGATGGTGCGGTGGTATCGCCTGGATTAAATTCAAATAATTCCAACACCTTTCATACCAATGATTTGTATGCCTCAACGTATGTTACCGGTTCCATTTTGTCAGTTGTAAACAATCAGTTTATTACTAAAACGCAAGCACTTGAGGCGGCTGAGGATATCTTAGACCAGTTATCTGATGTGACCGATTGGCGTGATGATAACTATCAATCGCTCGAAGAAATAGACACCGGCGGGGCGTATCAAAAACTACAAGAAGCGGTGGCTTTAACCGCTGGCTTTCTGGTTGAAATATCGTTTACTTTAAAGCAAGAACGGCGAATTAAACTAGATCGTAATCGCACGATAATTGATTTAAGTGCCGAGATTTATAATGACATTGATACACAATTGGACTTTTTAATCTCGAGTAACAATTTGACGGGTTCTGAAATTTTAGAATTACCCAGGGGGCGTGAAATTGTCTACTACATTTAAAGTTCAGCCCGGTGATACATTCGATCTTATCGCCCGTAAAAAATATGGTAGTGAGGTTTCTGCTAATCAAATTGCAACTGCTAATCCAGGGGTAAGTGAGCCGTTGGTTGCTGGTAGTATTATCATTATTCCCACGTTACCCGATGCGCCAACCAATGTTCAGCAACAACAGCCGTCTGATGATAAGGACGAAGTGGCCGTTTTAATCGGCGGGCAACGCTTCCGGTTTTGGAACAGTGTCAGGATAATCCGCGCATTAGATATGATCGATACCATTGAAATCAGTGCGCCGTTTGATTCTACCGCGCCTGGTTTTCGTGAGACCTTCAGACCATTTTCGTTTAAAAGTTTGGTGGTGAACGTCGGGGGGGAGCCTTTATTTACCGGCACCATGATGGGTGTAAATCCAATAGTGGATAACGACAGTAAAACTCTGTCGATGAGTGGTTATGCTTTACCTGGTGTGCTCAATGATTGTAACGCTCCTGCCAGTATGTACAGTGACGGTAACAATCGATTACAAACCGATGGCCAGGGTTTAAGTGAAATAGCCAATGCGCTGGCGGCCCCTTTTGGTATCGCCGTGACTTTTTTAACCGATCAGGGTGCGGTGTTTGAACGGGTTGCGATGGAAACGGGCAAGAAGGTACTAAGCTATTTAGCTAGTCTCGCGGCGCAACGGAGTTTAATTATCGCCAGTTCTCCAAAGGGTGAATTGATATTCTGGCGGGCATTAAATGACGGCCTACCCATTGCTAATTTAAGTCAAGGCGAAAGCCCGGTTTTATCTGTGACCCCTTTCTTTAACGCGCAGGAATATTATAGCCATATCACGGGTATAGAGCCGGTCATTACCGGCTTATCAGGCTCACAATTCACGGT